GCCATGCCTGGCTGATCTAGGCCTTTGCCGAACCCAAAATAGGCTTTGTAGTCTTCCGGGTTTTTGTCGTTGGTTCTTTCGTCAATGATGTAATCGATGTGCTCTGAGATGTATGGAACGATGTTCATTAGCTCTCGAATGTCGTCAGTCGTGGATACATGGCAAGAAGGGTCAAAGGCAGCGGCTGGTCCTGCTGCACGACGATGCTGGCCTCGGTTTCAAACCCGCCTCGGAACTCGACCTCTTTGTCGCCGGTGAATAGTTGGGTTGCGGTACCCATGACCTGGGCGCTCGATCTAAATGGCACGATATCAAGCTCTGTCTCCGAGCTTCCTATCTTGGCGCCTACAGACCTATACAAACGCAGCGTGACGCCGTGAACGCGCTTTATACGGCCCTGGGCGGTGCCTTCAGTATCGCCGGCTTCCAGGCGCATGGTCTCCATTGTGGATTTGTAGTTTAGCCCGATGTGGACTTTCTCAGCAGCTCGCTCCAGCGTGATGGCACCCGAGCTGACAGTCTTGTCAGGATGTGTCGCCCCATCTGCCAGGATTGCCACGGTTTCACCTTCCAGGTGATCCAGGCCGCTGATAGATGTGGCAGCAGCGCCGCTGTAGGTCAGACCGCAGTCCACGAAATAAGCGTCGTTCACATCTGAGCCAAAATCGTAGTTGCTGAAATACTCGACCTGGCGAACCGTGCTGCCATTGATGTAGCGCTGCACGATGATATAAATGTCATCCTCATCTAAGTCGCCTGGCACCACAGCGATGCTCTCAACCTTGGCCGGCGCTAGAATTTTGTCTGACTGCTCGGTTGCCGGCGCTGATGTCAGTGACACAATGTCGTTTGTGAAATCGAGCGATGTCGCCAGGCGGAACTCATTGTCGCTGATCTTCTGGACAAAATACTCAGTGTTCTCAGTCAGGCCGCCAATGGCTGTGCCGGCTGTCTCATAAAAAATGATGTCGTTGGTATCTAGCGCATGGGAAGCGCTGTAGATGTTGTTGTTGGCGATGTTGACGCCTTGGTAGAAAAACTGCGTCGTGTCGCTCGATGGCGCGCTATAGAGCGGGGTGGCTGTGCCGGCTGTGGCGTTTGCCGCACTTGTGGCCAGGCTGATGGTGTTGGCATCTACCCGGATGACAAAGAACACGCTTTCATTATCCAGGCCGGCGATCGAGTTGCTTGTGGCGTAGTAGTAGATTGGGTCGCCAGTTGCCAGGCCGTGGCTGGTCAGTGTGATGCGGTTTGTGGTCGTGTTGACGTTGGTGCTGTTGGCAGTGAAACTGATCTGCTGTGCTGTGATTGTCTTGCCGGTGTTTGATTTGCCGCCGACCCGGTGCCTGTGAAACGCGATCACATTCTCTTCACGCCGATAGGTCATGCCCACCAGCCGGCCATCATTCAACACCAGCCAGATAACATTATCCGGTTCCTGCTGGTGCGCGATCTCATCGATGCCGCTCTCGGTCACATGCTCAGCCAGGATCGTCAGGTCCGGCGCCACATAGCTGTCTGTGTCAAAGTTATAGACCAGCTCGCGGATTTTACGCTTGGCTCGCTGAACAAACAGCGTGACGTTGCCGACCTGGACCGGCTGGATGTTTGCCGATCCATAGGACGCCTGGCGCTTGATCTGAGCATTTGTCGGGCTGAGAGGCTCGGGGCCACCCGATGCTGTCACAGCAAACTCGCCGCCCGAGGTGCCAACAATCAGCGCCCGGCTCGATGAGAGATAGCGAATGACGTTGACCTGGTTTGATCCGATCGTATAGATCAGCGCATCGTCAGCATCGATGCCGTCAGCGAAATCCTCAAAGTCGCCGGCCACGCTAAAGAACAGCGTCTGAGGCTGTTCTGTGGTGTTGGCAAACACTAGGCGCTCTTCATAGAAGGCTATAGCTGATGGGAAGCCGGTGGTGTCTGAAAACGCCCCGAGCGCCCAGTCTGTCTCAGCTTCTAAATCACCAGCTATGGTGATGCTGGCGCTGGCTGCCTCATCCACAACATCGACCGATGGCGCAAACAATATGGTGTCTTCAGTCACCTGGACGATCAGCTTGTTGGACTGATTGTTTGCGCTGTCGCTGGCCCCGGTGATGGTGACCTTCATGCCCTTCTTGAAGCCTTGTTTGACAAAGCTGGCAGTGGTGTCTGTTACTCGATCATTGTGCTCTAGGCCGGTAGCCGATGGGTCGCCCTCATGAAAGGCAATGGTCGTTGCTGTGTAGCTGGGCATCAGCTCGGTGCGGCGCTCCACATTCTCCTGGACTGTGGCTGTTACATTACGCGCGTCTGTATGTGCAGTTATCTTGGCAAAACCATCATGCAAACGAACCAGGCGCCCGACATCTGTAGATGCGAATAGGTCAGCAGATGCTGTGATGGTCACGCTGCCGGTCCTGCCATTGGCGAGCAATGTGGTGTCGGTGATGTTGTCGTCCTGCATAGGACCACGCCGGAACGCCACCTCGGTGAACGTCCAGTTTGTGTCGCTGGTCCGGGTGATTTTGTAGACCGGGTGCGAGGGATGCACGATGTACATCACATCTGCGGATTGGACGACCTTGAGGTCAGCAAGCTGGGCGGTCGTATAGACCGTGGTGACTTCAACCGGCGTCCCACTAGACACAACCGTGCCGCCATCCTTGTGGATGCGGAAATACAGGTTGCCGAACTCCAGCACATAGACCTGTTCGACGTTGAACTCAAAAGGGATCAGCCTGGATTTGGCTGAGCTGGTTTTGACCTCACGCACGAATATTGTGCCAGGCCGGCGGCTGGCACCACCATGCGGGTGGATCGTGAAATTCTCTAGCTTCTTGCTGCCCTGGAAATATTTGACGATGTCGGTGCGGCCATCCAGGCGCGGTGACAGCTCGCCGGCAGTAAAGTTATTTAGAGCTGGACTGGCCTTCGCCATCAGAACCTCGCGCGGATGAAGGTATCGGCCTCAAGCGAACCGGCGTCAGCCACGCTAGTGATGCTGGCCGGTGTGCCTTCTGTGGCGTCCACAAACCGGGCTTCGCTTAGTTTGGACAGGTACAGGCCATTAAGCGTCTGTGTGAGCTGCGCTGAGCCAACAAGCGCATATGCAACATCAGCGGCTAGAGCGGTGGCCAGGGTTTCGGTCAGCAGCGTGTCATATTGTTGGCTGTCTGTGACCCGGCCCACATAGATCAGGTTGATGTCGCTTTCATTGCTGAGGATTTTGCGGCCCTCAACCCGGTAAATAATATCATGGTAGTCGAGGGATATGACGCGCAAGCAATAGGGATCAGTCGGCAAGCTGAACGCTTTGGCAAACTCAAATGCTGGCGCATCGCTGTCAGCGACCAGCTTCTTGCGGGTCATCAAGCAATTCCAGGGGTGTGCTCTGAACACCATGTCGCGGACAAAGCTGTAGCGCTGATTGAGCACTCGGGCAGCCTTGCTGTCCTCGGTGAGCGCCGTAATGTTCGACGCGCCGATTTGGTTGAGCGCGCTGTTACAGATATCTACGACCGATGCCATATCGAACCCCTATGAGAAAAAGGGGCAGCCGTAGCTGCCCCCTCACCGTTAGTTGACGACATACATCATCATCACTTCGATGGTGCCGGTGCCAGCGGCGCCGCCCATCGTTGCGGTCACGATGTACTCGTTGTCCTTCAGGTCTTGATCGAGATCGACCTCAGCACCCATGCCAAGGGCCAGGGTTGCTGCGATATCCACACGCTGTGCGGATGTCGAAGCTGCTGCTGCCTTGAACTCGTCGGCATCGGCTGCAACCGATGTGCCGGCGCTGTTCGTGTAGGCAGCGTGGCCTACAGACAGTGTGGTCGATGAACCAAGAGCGTCATGAGCCAGGTAACCCATCAGGATGCGCGCGCCTTGCGGCAGAGCAAACATCTCGATGACATCGCCAGACGCAAGTGAGGAAGCCTCATATTGCGCGCGAGCGACACGAACCTCGCCGGCAAGGGTATTAGCCTTGACGAACTCTGTCGGGTCGTCCTGGGTCAGGTCGGTGCGGACATCAGAATATACGGTAGCCATTCTTCAATCCTCCTTATGCGCTCTCGTCACAATCGATTTGCACGACCTTCTCTTCCTCCATCCGGGTCGCCCCGAACGTGGCGCAGTAGTAAACCTGCGTGGAGTAAGATTTGTCGGCGCGCTCATCGATACGCGACATGACATCTTTGCCTACGGCCAGCTTGATACCATCCTCAGCCCACGCGAAGCAGGTGCGGATGTTGCCGGACTTGGCAAGACGGGTGGTGACATGGAACGTGAAGCCCATGAAGGTGTTGATCTCACCCTGGACCAGCGCCTTGATCGTATTGAAATCAGAGCTGGTGACAGTGGTGTTGTTCAACAGAGCCTCGATCTGGTCCGGGCCAACAGCGA